GTAAGCGAACTTGTCAACATAGCCGGGACATTCCAAGTAGGTACACATTATGGTTTTAACTTTACTTCCAGCGCAGAACTATAAAACAAAAGGGGTAATTCCCCTTTACATCATAAAGGAATAATAAAATGAGTATAGCAAGATCAAACAGTTTGGGTCGATTGACCACAACAGTGAGTAATATAGGTCAGTTGGCCGGAATGCGCAACCGGATTATTAACGGAGACACGAGAATTAACCAACGCGGTATTGGTAGCGTTTCGATTGCGGACTACATTATTGACCGTTGGCGTACGGGGGACCAGACGGGGGCTTCGGTATCAGGGAAAATAACAAGTAATCAAGTTACCGATGCTCCCGCAGGATTCGCTAGTTCCATGCTTTTTACGGTGACGTCACAGTATGCGCCTGCGGCTGTTGATGCGTTTAACGTGCAACAACGTATCGAAGGCAGCAATATCGTTGACTTAGCGTACGGAACCGCAGGGGCATTAACAATAACACTTTCAAATTATATAAAAGGCTCAGTACCTGGGGTGTATGCCGTTCAACTTTTTAATACGCTATCAACACGTAGCTTTATAGGCACGGTCAATGTAACTGCGTCTTGGACTAGGGTATCAATAACCGTTACGGGAGATTCTGCAGCTGCCTTTACTACATCATCTGGAATTGGTCTGATTGTTAACTTTGATCTAGGCTCTGGATCGAATTTTGTAAATACCAGTGGATCATGGCTAGCAGGAAACTTTATCACTACTTCAGGCGCAGTTAAATTCTGTAACCAAGTTGCAGGCTCCACTCTGAATATCACAGGCGTCCAATTAGAACTTGGTTCAGTTGCAACTCCATTTGAACAGCGTCCTTATGGTTTGGAATTGAGTTTGTGCCAGCGGTATTTTGAAAAAAGTTATGATATAACCACACCCCCGGGTACAGCAAATGTGCAAGTAGGTGCTGTGGCATTTTTTCCAAAAGCCGCTACTTTCTGTGAAGGAAATTCTGCAATAGCTTATCGTGTTAGTAAGCGGACGGGTGCAACAGTTACAATCTATAGCGTAGCCGGAAACATAGGAAAATATTCGATTCAGAGTTCCGGTCTCGAAGTGGTCGCAGGTGCGGTGGGTATTTATTCAGGTCCAGGGCACTTTCAGCTATATAATACTGCCGGCACATGGACTGCCAGTGCAGAGACTATATTTCATTGGACTGCTTCAGCCGAGCTATAAATAACAAAGAGGGTGAAATTCCCTCATACTATAAAGGAAACAACATGTACAAACTTACCAATTTTAATTCTATTCAACGTTTATTAGATGGTGCAAGCATTCCAATGGATGCAGCCAATTCAGATTACGCAGCATACCTGTTATGGCTAGAAGAAGGTAATACTCCAGAACCAGCTGATGCGCTAATTGTACCAACACCAAATGAGTTAATCATTGCGCAAATTTCTGAAATGGAAGCTACTGATATGACCAATCGCGGGTCACGTGAATTAATGCTGCGTATTATGGAAAAAGAAGGTGAAGACAAAGGTATGACCATTGAGCAGCTAATTGCAGCAGTGCCATTCTATCGTATCTTAAAAGCACGCGACGTTGAAATTTCTGCATTACGTGCACAATTAGTATGATATTAGCGGCTGTTATTATTTGGCTACTGGCACTTCCAATTCTAGAAGTATGTTTTATTCTAGTAATGAAAATGAAAGATGCTGATATAACTGGTCCGCTGTATGTTCCTGCATACGCATTCTATCTGTGTGCATATGCATGGGATATCATCTGTAATTTGTTTGTAGTACCTGTGATATTCATGGAATTTCCTCATGAATTCACTGTATCAGCTAGACTACAACGATTGATAGATAGTGGGTCAGGGTGGCGCCGTAACTTGGCATTATGGTTCGCAGTTAAATTGTTAAATCCGTTCAGCAATCCTCCACACATCCGCGTTACAGCAAAATAAATCCAGGCCCATGTAACTGTGGGCTTTTTCACGACTGATATGAAATAATTTCTGATTACAACACACTGTATAAATATATAAAATAGGTATATTATGGAAATTATCGAAATTAAAACACTTGTAGACATTACAAACACAAAAGTTATACGCTCAAATCAGGGTACTCAGCAGGAACTGGATCAAAATAGAAACTTCATCACACTGGCACAGTGTATTGAGTTACGCTCCGTGGTGTTCTATGACACTGGATCAATCGTCAACTCACAAGATATAAAATCTTTGGGATTTGGTTCATCATACAAAGGCAAACAAACTGTATGGACATTTAGATTCAGTCCAGACCGACCTGGTGCATATGAAGATGAACATGGCAATATGATAGGTACACTGTTAAACGACATAAATGAAATACCAGTGATAAAAAATCTCTCTGAAACGATAAATATTGATAAGGCAATATTCGATCTACAGGATCCAGCCTACAAAAATACAGTTATTAAAGTACTCAAAGATGCCATCTAAGTACACTCATACATTGGAAAATAAATCATGTCAAGCAAAGCAACTGAAATTGAAAAACAAAATCTGGAAGCACACGTAGAACTATGCGCCCAACGATATAGTACACTGGAGCAGCGTTTAGGAAGTATTGAAACCAAAGTCAGTACACTGCACGATATTGTGGAAAAAAGCAGTTTAGGCATGACAAAAGTATTAATCGGAACAGCAGGCACAGTAGTTGCAGCAGTCATTTCCACACTAGTAATTATTTTAACAAAATCGGCGCACTAAATTATGAGAGCAAGAGAATTTGTCGTAGTAGAAGTACTTGGCCTGGCAGCAATGTTGGGCAACAAGCCCGCTGCACCAGGTAGTCAACCTCCCGCTCAAACTCCAAAAAATGTCAACGCTACCGTAACTCCAGTTGGAACCCAAAGCGGGCAGGCCACTGCAACCCCTGCAAGTGCCAGTGCACAGCAAACTCCAGGCGGAGGTACACAAACTCCGCAAGATGGAGTAAATGCTATTCCTTCAACAGGCAGTGCTGCAGGTGCAACTCCAGGTGCATTGGCTACCAGTGCATTAGGTACGCCTGCTACTGTACCCGGCACTGCTATTCCTGCACAAAAGTATCAGCCAGGGCAACAAATTGACTTACCTGGGCTGGGCAAAGTCAAAGTAGGTGCTACTACCAGTCAAGGCACTGAAATTGATGCTACTAATATTCCCAGCATTGGTTCTAAAATAATTATTCCATCAAGATGAAAATACATCAACTACTTTCAGGTATATCTATACCTGTTACCAACGAAGAGCAGAAATTTATGAACCTTCACAATAGAGTTAGAATAACAAGTCTTGACGAACATGATCAACGTGTTGCACACAGTTTAGTGCGTAAAGGGTTATATTCAATTGGTAATGACGATTGTACATTAACTAAGCAAGTGAATGAAACCAGCCACTGAAGAATTGTTCAATAAGATTGTTACAATATCAGCGAATGTTAAAGAAGAACTATACAATGCAGATATTGTAATCCCTATTAAAAATAATAATGGATCATTAAAAATAGGATCTTACACATTATTAAAGACTTCTACAGGATTCTATGCTATACTTGACAGTGTGGGTGTAACTATTATTGATCAAATTAATTTACCGCAAACTGCTGCTGTTGTAGCTAATAAATTGGCACTGGGGAAATTTATAGATCGTACCATCATAAAAAAAGACAGTGACTATGGTTATGCATTATTTGAAGAAACATTGCATAGAAAGGCAGCAGAAAGAACTCACAAACAGGATCCTGACTATTCAGACCTTAGAATGCTTAAATCTGCTATTTCCAAGCTGAAAAAAGACGGTTTCAAGCGTGATATTCTTAAAAGTTTTGAAAAACTTAGAAAGCCGACATAAATAACTATAACTACTTTTTCGGAACTCAAATGAAAACAAACGATTTTAATCAAGCAATTACCAGTACTAAACTGAAGGAAAATTTAGAAAAACAATTTGGCACAACAGTTAATCTAGGTAAGTACAGTCGTGAACAGTTAGAAGACATTCGCAATAAATTGCGTACCCGTGTTTTTCAACAAGAAGGCACTGCCGGCATCAATGACTTGCTGACTAACGAAACATACCAGAAAGACAAAGCAATGTTGCAATTGCTCAATACAAGGATTAAAGAAATGCTAGGCGAAAATATTAAAAAACTGCGGGACAAAATGGTTGAACTAAGCGAAGGCAAAAAAGATGCCAAAGCCAAAAAGGACTATGATGGCGATGGTAAGATTGAAACAGGCAAAGAAGAACATGCTGGATCAGTTGACAAAGCTATTAAAAAAGCCAAAGCTGAAAAAGCCATGGCAGAAGGATTCCCTACAGTAGCAGATGCACAAAAAAAGCACGCTACTGATAAAAAACCAAAATCAAAATTTGATTCTAAAAAAATATCTACCGGCACTGTTTATCAACGCAAAGCTGATAAAGAGACAGACGACGAGGATGACACTGTAACAAAGAAAGTTAAAGAAAGCAACATTGCCGAAGCAAAGCCGGCTAATGGTATGGTTGCTAAAGAAAAAACAGCAGCCAAGAAAGCAAAAATAGGCAAAAGCGGTGAGAAGGTAGAAAAAGCTGTAGCTAAAGGCGACACTAAAACAGATGCTGCAATGATGAAACTACGAGCTAAAAAAACTGCCAAAAATGAGTCAACTGATTTATTCCGCGCAAATGTACGCATGGTAAATGAAGGACTTGGACGTTTTCTAGCAGAAGATGAAGAAGGCAAAGCCAAAGCAATCACTGCTGCAGGCGACATGGTCAACGATTTCACCAGCTGGATGCAGCGTGTTGGGCAGTATCAAACCAAATCAATGATTGAACTAGCAGATGCTATTAAAGCAGATTTTGGTGCAGAACAAGCTGAAGCATTCAAGTCTGCAGTTGGTCCAGCATTGTCATCTACACTGGAAGTATTGACTGCACAACGCGAAGCAGTTAGCAATGCAGTTGCAGCATTAGCAAGTGGTGAGCCAACAGTAGAGCCAATGGGTCAAGAACCAGGACTGGAAGCAGGCATGAACCCAGAAATGGATCCAGGCATGGATCAAGCATCACCCGATGAAATGAATTCAGCACCTGAGGATGAATTCTCTGCTAGCGATGCTGGTTCAGGTGCTGGCACATCAGGTCGCGAAATGCGTGAAAGTGCGCCGCAGCGCCGAGCACGTAAACTAGCAGAATCGCACAGCATCATGGCCAAGTTGTCTAAATGAGATTATTTGAAGTAGATCAAGGCAGTGCCAGAGATGTGCTGGCAATTCTGCAAGGACAGGCTAACAAAGCAGGGCAACCTGCTACGCTACCGTTTCCTGTAGTAATGAACATGATCAAAGGCTTCGGATTGGGGATTAGCACACCAGATGGATTAATTGCATTAAAAAATGCAGTTGACCCGGCAGGTGATGTAATTAAAGATGTGTTAGACAACGGTACTATAGTACTCAAGACCAATGCTGATAATCCAGATTCTAATCCTGCTGAAAAACCTGCTACTGGTTCCACTATAGATGCAATGGCTTCTCGGAACGCAAAGACACTGTAATAAGTGTTGACATTTTAAACTAAAGGCGGTATAATTAAGTATGAAAACATACTTAGCCCCGCCTTTTATTTCCCCTTTTGAATATCAAGGTTGCAAACAGATCAACGATCCTGTTACCCGCAAACGACTATATCTAACACCTGATGGCGAGAAACTTCCCAGTGTAACCACAATTTTGTCGGCTACAAAGGACATGACACATTTGAATGAATGGCGTAAACGTGTAGGCGCAGAACGTGCACAACAAATTACCACAGAGGCCGCAGGAGTCGGAACCAGTATGCACGCTAATCTAGAAAAGTTCCTCTGCGGATTAGAACGACAACCAGGCAGTAATCCAGTGCATGTAAAAGCAAATGCAATGGCAGATGTGATTATTGAAAATGGACTATCCGGCGTTAACACAGTATGGGCAATTGAGCAAAGTCTATATGTGCCCGGGCTCTACTCCGGCACAACCGATTTGGTAGCAGTTTACAAAGATCAGCCTAGTATTTGCGATTTTAAACAGACTAATCGTCCGAAAAAACCGGAATATGTTGAAGATTATTACCTTCAACTAGTAGCCTATGCATTGGCACATAATGAAGTATATGGCACTAATATTCGAGAAGGACATATCTTCATGTGTAGTAGAGGAGATGATCCTATGAAAGTAGGAGGTGAAGTGTATCAACAATTTGATCTACTTCCGAAGGACTTTGACAAATATCAAGATCAGTGGCTCGGAAAAGTTGAAGAGTACTACAAGCTGACCTGATCAAATAGTTCCCGTCTTGGATAAATATTCAATAGAGGGAACATCAAATGGCGATAATTGAATTAGCAAAACTTAGAGTACGACGCGGTCAAGAGAACATTACAGGTGTTCCTAGACTGGATTCAGGAGAAATCGGGTGGGCACAGGATACAGAACACTTATACATCGGTAAGCGCATAGATGAAGGCGCTGTCAACAATGATAATTCCCGAATACTAACAGACAATGACTTAAACAATATTTTCACATTGTTGGGTGCAGCCAGTACTACTACGCTGGTAGCAGTCTATAATTACAGAGATGGTGTCTTACCAGATACAAAATCAAGACTACTGCAATCCAAATTAGATGATCAAGTCAACTTGTCTGACTTCGGGGTCACCGCAGGTGCAATTGACAGTGACATCACCCTGCAACTCAAAAATGCTGTAAAAGATTTATTTGGTAACATGGCGCTGGATGCAGTTGGTAAAAAGGATGTTCGACGCAAATTATCTATTCCAGCAGGTAGCTATATTGTAACAGAATCAGTTGAACTTCCTCCATATACTACTTTGATAGGTGAAGGTAGCGAACTAACTACTATTAAACTAGTCAATACTCTTACTAATGTCGGCGCAACCATATTCAGTACAGTTGATGCAAAAGGCATCGGAGCCACCATTAGACTAATAAATCCCGGCAATCCCACTGATTTAAGCACAATTGGCGGGTTAAGCGCAATGAGCACAGGATTGGATCGTGCGCGTAATGTGCATATTCAAGGTATGACATTAGAGTATTCTACACTTACTACATTTTCAACCACTACCAGTCTTATTTCTTTTGATAATGTTCTAGATTCTTCCATAGTTGATTGTGTATTCAAAACCACTACAACTGGCAGTACTTTTGGAATCGGCGGCGCTGGTATTGGAATAGAAATTAGAGGCACCGGCGGCGGGTTGGGATCTGGCGATGTCAACTTATGTGAAAACGTGCAAATACTAAATTGTAAGTTTGACGGATTACATCAAGGAGTGTTTAGTACAGGAACTGTGATACACCCTGTTATTCAACGCAATGTTTTTAGCAATTTATACCAAGGTGTGATATTGGGCGAAAGTGATGCAGCTACAGGCCCTAGTAATGGGCTAATAGATAATAACAGATTTGAGAATATTGTAAAAGAAGCAATCTATGTTGCTGATAATCCTAATAACATCAGAAGCAATCATTTAAGTTCTAACAATTTTTTTATTCAGTCGGGTAACGGTACAGGACTGTCGGACTATACCACTACTATAGAAAATCCTGTTATAGTATTTAATGCACCCGGTAATAAATCTGTCAATGATTATTTTCATAGAAGAACTGTGGCAAATGATACTCCAGGATCTGCATTTTATTATAATCCTTTGATAAAAGGCAGTACCACTATAGATGATGCATCTACTTACAATAAAGAAGTTTTGGTAGGAGTCAACGCACCTGTTGCAACATTTGGATTAACAGGCACTGATCAATTGATCACGTTACAATATCAATTGACTAATGCCGGACTCAGCAGAAAAGGTGTTCTAATAATAAACGTCGCGCCAGATGGTTATTCCAATATTACAGACACTTACAATTATATAGAGTATCCCAGTATAGTAGATGGTGCAATATCATTTAATATGTCAATGGACTATGCAGAAAGTAATAATTATGTTATACTAAACTGTAACAACGAGTCAGCGACAATAGGTGTCACTTTAGAATATCAAATCAACATAGTGTTATAAAATGTTCAATCAATCAAATGAAGATCGCTTGACGATCTGGGCGCAGCATCGTGCTCACTTAAATATCTGTGTTAATCCGCTGGAGGAATTATGGGAGTTTTGGAAGCATGCTCCTTTTATTCCTTTTAACAATAAAATTAATCCTAATCATCGACTTAGTTGGCCAGGCCCATGGGAGATCATTGTAGAAAACAAATACGATGATTTTACCAAAGCATTAATGATATCTCATACTCTGTTACTAACAGAAAAATTTCAAAATAATGTTGTTGAAATTAAAATATTGCTAGACAACTCTAAATCTAGGCAGTATAATGTAGTGTGTATTGATGATACATGGGCAGTCAACTATGATGATGAAGGCCCAATTTTGATTACGAATTTACCTGATGGGTTATGTCTTGAAAATATAATCCCAATGAGCAAACTCGAGTAAATACCCGTACCAAACAAAACTAATAAGGTTAACTGAATGATCACTGTAGTTAAAAGATCCGGAGAACGTGTACCTCTAGATATTTCAAAAATACAACGACAAGTTGCACATGATTGCAACGGCATTGATGGTGTGAGCCCATCGATGATTGAAATTAAAGCCCAAATTGAATTCTATGATGGAGTAAGCACAGACACAATTGATACACTGCTGCTAAAAGCAATGGTAAACTTAATTGATGAAACAGAAAATCCAGAAATTAATAACACTAACTATCAATATGTAGCTGGCCGACAACGAATCAGTATGTTGCGCAAAGAAGTATATGGTACATATTCTCCGCCTCGCTTATATGACATTGTAAAAAAGAATGTAGATCTTGGTATGTATACCAATGAATTACTGTCTTGGTATACAGAAGCAGAATGGGATACTATTGATCGTATGATTGATCATTCCATGGACGAAAGCTATACCTATGCAGCAATTGAACAGCTAGCACAAAAATACCTAGTACAGAATCGTGCTACTGGCAAAGTGTATGAAACTCCACAAATTCGTTATGCGGTAGCAGCAGCCACGGCATTCCATGCAGAGTCACCATCCACCAGAATGAAATGGGTTAAAGATTATTATGAGTGTGCCAGCAATGGCCACTTCAGTTTAGCAACACCTGTACTTGCTGGATTAGGTACACCCACCAAACAGTTCAGTTCATGTGTGTTGATCACTGCAGATGACACTCTTGACAGTATCTTTGCTAGCGGCGAGATGATGGGCCGATATGCTGCAAAACGTGCCGGAATTGGCTTTGAAATTGGACGAATTCGCCCGTTAGGTGCTCCAATTCGCGGTGGTGAGATCAAGCATACGGGTATGATACCCTTTCTTAAAAAATGGTACGGAGATTTGCGTGCAGTATCGCAAGGTGGTATTCGCAATGCATCGTGCACTGTTACGTATCCTATCTGGCATGCACAGTTCGAAGATTTAATTGTGCTGAAGAACAATCAAGGCACCGACGAAACTCGTGTACGTCAAATGGATTACAGCGTGGTACTCAGCGCGTTTTTCTGGAGACGTTATAAGAATGGCGGATCAATCACGCTGTTTGATCCATCGCAAGTTCCCGACCTGTACGAAGCATTTTACAGAAGTGTTGAAGAATTTGAAAGTTTGTATGTCAAGTATGAAGCCGCTACCAATCTCAATAAGAAAACTGTAACAGCAGAATGGTTAATTGGCAGCATTCTAAAAGAACGCACTGACACTGGTCGCATTTATCTTGTTAATATTGATAATGTGATTAACCAAGGTCCGTTTGATTCTACTACAGATCCAATTTATCAAAGTAATTTGTGTAGTGAGATTTTACTTCCTACCAAGCCATTTCAGCGACTTGAAGATACAAAGGGCCGAGTGGCTTTGTGTACCTTGGGAAGTGTAAATTGGGGTGCATTCCGAAATCCACAAGACATGCGTAAAGCATGTCGTGTGCTGGTACGCAGTCTAAGCAACTTGTTAAGCTATCAAGACTTTTTGAGCATTCAAAGTAAACTGGCCAACGATGAATTCGAACCGCTGGGTGTTGGTATTACTAATCTTGCATACTGGCACGCAAAGCGCAATCTCAAATATGGTGAAGCTGATTCTCTGGCACTGGTCAAACAGTGGATGGAACATCAAGCATTTTACTTGACTGAAGCCAGTGTCGAATTGGCCAAAGAACGTGGTCCGTGTACTCGCAGTAAGTACACATGGTATGGCAAAGGTGTATTCCCGTGGGAACGTAGAAATAAAAATGTAGACGAGCTGACCAGCTTTACTCCATCGCTGGATTGGGAACCGTTGAGAGCAAACATGATCAAGTATGGTATTCGTAATGCCACGCTGCTAGCAATAGCTCCAGTGGAATCCAGCAGTGTTGTACTAAACAGTACCAACGGTATAGAAATGCCAGTCGAGCTCATCAGTGTTAAAGATAGCAAAGCAGGCGCATTTGTGCAAGTAGTACCAGAATACAAGAAATTGAAGAATCGTTATCAGTTGATGTGGGATCAAAAGGACTGTATTGGCTATTTGAAAACGGCTTGTGTAGTGGCTGCATTTGCTGATCAGAGCATAAGTACTAATACGTTTTACAATCCAGCACATTTTCCAGGTGGTAAGATTCCAGGTACGCTTATTGCTAAAAACTTAATGATGGCTACTCGGTGGGGACTAAAAACTTTCTACTACAGTTTATTGAATAAAACTGGATCTAAAGAAGTATTAGCTAATACAACTGCAACAACTGTGGTAGCTGTTATTATCGAAGATGATGATTCGGATGATTGTGCCGCATGTAAATTGTAATCTGTAAACTATAACATGAATAATGACAAAAACAAGCAAAAAGTTTGCGTGGTGGCCAACTAAAGTAACAAGCAAGCAGACAGTATGGTTAAAATATTACTATGAACACAGATTCACGATAGATCCTATTACAGGTAGGCCGCCGCTATCCAGTGTATATTTTAGCTTTACAGAAACTGCAAACGAGCATCTATTAAGAACACTAATAAATTTATAAAGGAAAACACCACTGTGATTGACCAAAGAATACACACAGTTTTGCTTGATGAGGGTATCAGGCAAACCAGTACTATTGAATTAATTGCTAGCGAAAACTTTACCAGTCAATCAGTAATGGATCTTTGCGGAAGTATTTTGACCAACAAGTACGCAGAAGGACTTCCGGGCAAACGTTACTACAATGGATGCACACATGTAGATGAAATTGAAAACATCGCCATCGAGTATGCTACTCAATTGTTTAATTGCAATTATGCCAATGTGCAACCTCACTCCGGTGCCAATGCTAATCTGGCAGTATTTAAAGCGTTTCTAAAGCCAGGTGATGTAATTGTGGGCATGGATCTAGCCAGTGGCGGACATTTGAGCCACGGTGCCGGCGTTAACATCAGCGGTGCTTGGTTTGAGTCACATGTCTACGGAGTGGACGATAATGGGTTTATTAACTACGAAGCAGTTGCAGCACTAGTACAAGCCAGTAAACCTGCTATGCTGATTGCCGGAGCTAGTGCGTATAGTCAAAAAATTGATTGGGAATGTTTCCGTGACATTGCAGACTCAGTGGGCGCTATTCTACTTGCAGATATCAGTCATTACTCGGGATTGATTGCAGGCGGTGAGTATCCTAGTCCATTCCCCCATGCTGATGTAGTTACTACCACCACACACAAAACTCTGCGTGGTCCGCGAGGCGGTATGATTCTTTGGAACAATGAAGAATACAGCAGGAAGATCAACAGTGCTATTTTCCCAGGCACACAAGGCGGTCCACTCATGCATGTTATTGCAGCCAAGGCACAATGTTTCTATGAAGCACTGCAGCCAGATTTTATGTTGTATGCCAAACGTATTCGAATCAATGCACATGCCATGGCACAGACATTTTTAGATGCAGGCATCGGTGTAGTAAGTGGCGGAACACAGTGCCACATGTTTACAGTAGACCTCCTTAAAGAACAGCTGAGTGGTAAACAATATGCCGACTTACTGGAAGCACATGGCATCACTGTGAACAAGAATAGCGTTCCGGGCGAGATTAGAAGTTTTGTAGAAACTTCTGGTGTGCGTATTGGAGTTGCTGCTGAGACCACCAGAGGGCATGACGAAGCTTGGTTTAAAGAATTGGCCATTAGAATGATTAATATTCTACACGATAAAAAGTAAACAACTTGTCTGTTAGTCCACAAGAATATCGAGTATAAAGACACATAAGATATGAGTAGCTTATGTGTCAACTTGATAAGGCAATGCTGCTAAATAGATTACAAAAACTGCAAACAAACAAATATTAAGAATTTATAAAAATAAAGGAAGTAACATGACAAAGTCGTATGATTTATCTACACCTACAAACTATCTGGATCGTAAAATGTTTCTGGATGGAGTAGTAACTGTACAAAGATTTGAAGAGTATCGCCAACCCAAAATTGCAAAGTTTGAAGAAATCCAGCGGGGGTTCTTTTGGGTCCCGGAAGAAATTAGTCTTACCAAAGACAAAATGGACCATAAAGATGCAAGTGATGCAGTCAAGCATATTTTTACCAGTAATCTGCTTCGACAAACTGCACTGGATTCTATTCAAGGACGCGCACCTGTACAGATTTTCAGTCCAGTGGTCAGCTTACCCGAGATGGAAGCACTGGTGTCTATTTGGTCAATGTTTGAAACAAACATTCACTCTAAAAGCTACAGTCACATTATCCGCAATGTGTACGGTGTACCAAAGGATGAATTCAACAAGATCCACGATACTAAAGAAATAGTCGATATGGCTGCTAATGTTGGCCGTTACTATGAAGAATTGCATCAGATGAATTGCCGTAAAGAAGTAGGTGAAGTCATCAGTTCACGTGATCATAAAAAAGCAATTTGGATGGCACTGCATGCAAGCTATGCACTCGAAGCATTCCGATTCATGGTCAGTTTTGCTACCAGTTTGGCCATGGTAGAGAACAAGATTTACATGGGTAACGGTAATATTATCAGTTTGATCCTACAGGATGAGCTGCTGCATGCAGAGTGGACAGCTTGGATTATCAATAACGTGGTTAAAGATGATCCCGAGTTTGCAGATATTGTTAGTGAATGCAGTGAAGAAGTATATGCTATGTATATGGAAGTTATTGTTGAAGAAAAAGAATGGGCAACTTATTTGTTTAAGAAAGGCGTAGTAATCGGCCTTAATGCTAAGATCCTACAGGACTTTGTAGATCATACTGCATATGTACGTTTAAAAGATATTGGCATTAAGTATACTGAAGATCACCCTAAGTACAGCCCAATCCCGTGGTTCAATAAGCATTTAAACATTAGCAAAAAACAACCTGCATTACAAGAAACAGAAAGCACTTCATATGTAATTGGCGCAATGAGTGCAGATGTTAATCTAGAAGAGCTACCTGCCTTTTAAATATTGATTGACTTCTTATTAAGAGTACGTTATAATAAAAAATACACTTAATAGGAAGCTAATGGATAATCAAACACTTGTTCAATTAGAGTTACAAATTAAAAAATTGATTCAGCAAAATCTCACGCTAAGTAATCGGATCAATTTTTTAGAACGTGAAAACACTCGCAGGCGCAGTGATATAAACCAAATTGCGTCTGCCCTTAATAGAAAAGGTTAAAGATGAATGCAGTAATATGGAGTAAATCACAGTGCCCGTATTGTGATCAAGCGAAAGCACTACTCGCAGATCGCGGATATACTATTGAAGAAAAAAAGATAGGCAGTGGATATACCAAAGAGCAATTGTTAGAAGCAGTACCAACAGCCCGATCAGTTCCTCAAATCTACATTGATAATGAATACGTAGGTGGATACAATGAACTGAAGATGCGATTGTCGGCAGCAGCATGACCAACTCATTTATTGGTGCCATTGGGCATGGCACAGTGTCGGGCATGGGCTATTACAACCCTCCATCCAATACTATGGATACATTAACAGTAAATGGAACAATGCATATAAATGGTATCAATCTAGAAGACTTTATGAAATCAGTGTCCGAAAGATTGCTTATTCTAACTCCTGATCCCGAAAAATTAGAAAAATACGAAGCATTAAAAATTGCGTATTCTAACTACAAATTATTAGAAAGCCTGTTGGCTGTTGATTAATATACTTACCAAAGAGAAAATACAAATGCTTATAGATAAAGGCTTTACCAAGAATGACATCGTTAGCTTGAAACTGCTGAACGGTGATGAAATTATTGCACGATTTGAAAGCGAAACAGCAACTGAAATTAAAATTGATCGCCCGTTGGCGATTACAGTAACTGGATCAGGTCTGGGTATGATCCCTTGGATCTTTCTGGGTGACAAGGATGTGATGACACTGCAACGTGCCCATGTATTTGCTATGATTCCTAGTAAGCGAGATGCTGCAAACCAATACATGGCAGGCACTACTACTATTGCACTAAGCTAAGGTCAGCGATGCCATATATTCAATCGGATGATCCCCAAAAAAATACAGGCTTGCCAGGTATCAAAGATGTATATCATAGCGGTAATGTATTTGCGAATTTTGTGCCTATTGCTTTATGGCAAGACCCACAAGGTACTGAAGCTGCAATAATGAGTGAGATATTAAGTGTACATTTTGCTTCCAACAATGCTATTATTTCATTGGACGAGGAATCTGACCCTGAAAAAGTAACTGCTCAACAAGCAGTATTAGTCGCAGCAGGGGTTATTTCTCCAGAAGCACTAGCTAAAGGGGAATCACCAATCGTAGGGTCTGCAGATACTGCGCAAGGAGTAGCATCTACTGGCACGGTAACTACATCGACAGTGGATCTAACACAGTTGACATTCCCGGACAGCTATCAACTGAGCACTAATTATACACTGGGCAGTATGACCAAAGCGCCAGGGGTAGTTTATAGCCATCCTGTTACTGCCAGTGCAGGATTATCTATTGCAGAAGTAGTGGCTAATCTTCAATATCTAACGAAAAACTGTGTAGAACCAATAAAAGCACAGTATCCAAAAATGTTTATAACCAACAGCTTTAGACCATCTGGCATTGGTAGTTCCACCAGCCAGCATCCAAAAGGAATGGCATGTGACATGCAAATTGCAAATGCTGAAAAATCAGCTTATTTTCCTGTTGCAACATGGATACGTGATAATATAATATTTGATCAGCTGTTGTTAGAATATAAAACCACCGGATCAGGTATGCCATGGATCCATATCAGTTTTAATTCTGCTGGGAATCGAGGCCAGGTGTTGACTTTTATGAATGATAAAAAGTATGCAGTGGGATTAGTGGACCTTGCAGCAACTTAAATTCTAATCATAGTAAAATGAATATTATGTCAGTTACTGGTAAATACGTTGTTCAGTAGAGGTAATTTACATAGTTTCTGATATAGTAAAAGCCTACTTGACCAGTTGACAGCTATCCTATGCTCTGTGGATTCCGTCATTTCTAATCGCATACTGTATAACACTAACTAGGGAACATTTATGAAACAAAATAAATTAGTAATCGAAATGTATAAAGCATGCCTGGAGCATGACCAACAGAAAATTAATTCTCTTCGCTTAAAAGAATTTGCAAAAATATTCAAACATCGCGCAGAAGGCAAACCATTTACTACCAAGTGGACTGTTCTTCAGTAGATTACATATGGAATTTTACTTGACAATATAGTTAAATTGTTGTATAATTATTCTATAGCAATTGTATATTGTTACTTTAAAAGGAAAACTACACATGAAAAATATCTTAATAGCATCACTATTTGCTCTAACCACTGTATCTGTACATGCAACTGAAGTTGGTACCAATGTGGCTCGTGACTACTCGGGCGCGGATCGAAATGCATTTGGTATTACAGTAGGTAAGCAATTAGGTGTAATTAATACCACACTTGGTCTGTCTCGTGAATATCGCGGCGCAAATGATTCGACTACGTTAAGTCTAATGGGTGGCTATAACGTTTTTAAGATTTTTGCAGTCACATTGTCAGTTGAAGCTGGTACTGCTTATGTGCGTAATCAATCAAGTGCTAGCGGTTATGCTTTAGTAGGCGGAGTGGGTGCACAACTGCCATTAACAAAAACTGTTTCTCTCACAGCAGATATTACACGGCAATACGGACAATCGCGAATTAAAGACTCTAATGGTAATAATATTTCAGTTGGTATGAAATATAATTTCTAATAGATTCTACTCAAAGAAAAGCACCTTCGGGTGCTTTTCTTGTTTATACTAATTATATACTGCAAGAAATAATTTAACGATAAATATCCAGTAAGAATATATTACAATTATTGAGGCATTAATTATGTTAAAGAAGTATCGACAAACATGCATGTCTAATCTTTATAAGAAGATAAAATATGTATGTTTGTTACCAATGCTGCTATTAGCTGCATGCAACACTGTAGTATTAAACTCGTCTGGTTATATTGCACAACAACAAGGCGATTTAATTATTATTGCAACAGTACTAATGCTAATTATAGTAGTACCCGTCATTACATTAATATGTGTATTCGCATGGCGATATCGAAAAAGTAATATTTCAGCAGACTATCAACCAACATGGCACCACTCCACTAAATTAGAATTAGTTATTTGGCTTGCTCCGCTGTGCATTATTATCATACTTGGTATTATTACTTGGATCACAACCCATCGGCTTGATCCGTATCGTCCGTTAGACCATATTAACAAAACTATTGCAGTAACTAAAAATATGGCACCTGTTGAAATTGAAGTAGTAGCACTAGATTGGAAGTGGTTATTCATTTACCCGAAGCTGGGGGTAGCTACAGTTAATCAAGTAGTAGTACCAGTTGATACACCAATTCATTTTAAGATTACATCCAGTACTGTGATGAATAGTTTCTATGTTCCTGCATTGGCTGGACAAATATATGCAATGCCGGGCATGCAAACCACATTGAATGCTGTTATTAATCAGTCGGGTATATATAACGGATTTTCCTCTAATTATAGCGGTGCAGGATTTTCAAACATGCGCTTTAAATTTTATGGAATTAGTCAAGTGGAATATGAAAAGTGGATATCTGCAACTAAAAGAAATACTAAAATACTGGATCAAAAAGAATATCTTAAATTAGTAGTGCCCAGTCAAAAAGATCCTGTGCAATTTTACGGTACTACTGATCCTATGCTTTATTTTAAGATTTTAAATAAATGTGTTGCATTAGATTCTGTGTGTGAGCACAGTATGCATCATACAGTTTCTCATTAATTATTCGGAGATATAATGTTAGAAAATATTGATATTGTTAAATTATTATTTGGACGATTAACATTGTCTGCTATTCCTTACAATGAACCAATTGTTGTGGGAACATTCATCGGTGCAAGTATTATTGGAATGGCAGTGCTAGTGTGGATTACCTATTGTAAATTCTGGGGTATTCTTTGGCGTGACTGGATTACCACAGTTGATCATAAACGCATAGGTATTATGTATATCATACTAGGTATTATAATGCTCATTCGTGGATTTACGGATGTACTACTCATGAGAGCTCAACAAGTGCTATCATTCGGAGATTCACAAGGATTTTTACCACCCCATCACTATGATCAAATCTTTACAGCACATGGTGTAATTATGATTTTCTTTGTAGCAATGCCGTTTGTAACTGGACTTATGAATTATGTGATTCCGCTGCAACTGGGATCACGTGATGTATCATTTCCATTTTTGAATAATATTAGTTTTTGGCTCACTGCTTTTGGATCCATTCTTATTACCCTGTCGTTATTCATTGGAGAATTTGCCAAAACAGGATGGTTGGCATATCCACCACTATCAGGAATAATGGCCAGCCCCGATGTTGGAGTAGACTATTATATATGGGCATTACAAATTGCCGGAGTAGGAACTTTATTGTCTGGAATTAACTTAGTAGCTACTATTATTAAGACTCGTGCTCCGGGCATGACCATGATGAGGATGCCTATTTTTGTTTGGACATCATTATGTGCAAACATTTTGATTATTGCGGCATTTCCAGTACTAACTGCAGTACTAGGCATGCTAAGTCTTGACAGATTAGCAGGTACACATTTCTTTACTGGAGAACTTGGCGGCGACGCAATGATGTACGTAAACTTAATTTGGATATGGGGGCATCCCGAAGTATATATTTTAATTTTGCCAGCATTTGGTATATATTCAGAAATAGTAAGTACCTTCAGCGAAAAAAGATTGTTTGGCTACACCAGCATGGTATATGCTACAGTTGCTATTACACTGTTAGCTTATATGGTATGGTTGCATCATTTCTTTACCATGGGTGCAGGTGCCAGCGTAAACGCATTCTTTGGTATTACTACCATGATTATTAGTATTCCCACTGGTGCGAAAATATTCAACTGGTTATTCACAATGTACAAAGGACGTATTCGATTTGAAGTTCCCATGTTGTGGACTATGGGATTTATGATCACATTTGTAATTGGTGGAATGACTGGAGTGCTAATGGCAGTACCGGCGGCGGATTTTGTACTGCATAATAGTTTATTCTTAGTTGCACACTTTCATAATGTAATTATCGGTGGTGTAGTTTTTGGCAGTTTTGCAGGCATCAACTATTGGTTTCCAAAAGCATTTGGTTATTCGTTAGATGCATTTTGGGGTAAAATGAGTTTCTGGTTCTGGACCACTGGATTTGTATTAGCATTTGCCCCGTTATACGTATTGGGTCTAATGGGAGTAACGCGACGGATGAGCCATTTTGATGATCCGTCATTGCGAATATGGTTTATTATTGCAGCTATTGGAGCAGTGTTGGTACTGGTAGGAATTATTAGCTTCGGAGTGCAGTTAGTGGTCAGCTATAAACGCAGAGCCAAACTAACAGATACATCAGGTGATCCGTGGAACGGTAGAACATTGGAGTGGTCAACATCCAGTCCGCCGCCATCTTATAACTTTGCATTTACACCGCGAGTACACGAAATTGATGCATGGCATGACATGAAAAGTAATGATTACATTCGACCTACAACGGGATTCCGAGACATACATATGCCGCGTAACACTGCTGCAGGATTTATAATCTCTGCTATAAGTGCAGTATTAGGATTTGCAATTATTTGGAATATGTGGTTGTTGGCAATTTTAGGGTTGGCTGCAGTAGTGGCAGCAATTGTCTACCATACTTTTAATTTCAATAGGGATTATTATGTGCCGGCTACAGAAGTAACTGCAATTGAAGATATTCGAACTAACGCAATGTCAAAAACATAATTATACTGTGAAATAACTTGCAATATGAAAAGCGCTCATGAGCGCTTTTCTTTTGACTAAAATACTGATTGCTATATTCTGAAAAATATGCTATAATAGTGCATACTAAACTAATTGCGAACTATAATGAAAATACGATTCTATCATATGTGGATATATCGATTATATTTTTGGATATGGACTCCTATTCTGCGCAGCCGGCCTATGATGCTAAAGGGAATGATCGAGTATCAAATTGAATGGCTTAACAGACGTGAAGATGAAGTTAAACAAGCTAGATCCAAATTTAAGGTGATTAAATGACAATGCATCTCGCAGTAGGGCTAACTACGACAGGTAAGAAAAAAGGCAAGATCAAGTGGGCTAGTGCAGAGCACAAACGACAGGCAGAGCAATTAAACAAAGATTGGAATGATATCAAACAGAAGCACGGCGCACCCGCTGATATTAGTAAAAAAATCAGTGTACTGAAAGCTAAAACATATGTAGCACCAAAGGTTATGCGCCGCACTGACGACGACGTTAAAATTAACAGTTTGAATTCAAGTTGGGACCCTTGTTTGAAAGCACCCAATAAAATTTACTCGGGGACGAAAATGATTGGTATTGCTCAGATGGCGAAATCCAACGCTGTTCCTGTATTCAATAATGATGCTGTAATTGACATTGCTAGAATGCGTCGGTGATACCCAGTACCTGTAGCTATAATACCCCATTTACTTTTAACTAAATATTTTAATGAAAACAACTTTAAACGAAAAAATAATCGCCTATCTTGCATTGTTAAGCGGATTAACAATTTCAGCTGTTGCAATATATTATTCAGTGTCAGGATTAGTGGCAATATTCGCGGCTGCTACTATTCCCATCATAGTTATGGGTGTAACTCTCGAATTGAGCAAAATTGTGGCATCAGTATGGCTTAAACAAAATTGGAAGACTGCACCCAAACTAATTAAACTATACCTGTGTATTGCAGTTGCATTATTAATGTTGATTACCTCCATGGGTATTTTTGGATTCCTTAGTAAAAGTCATTTGGATCAAAATATGCCTACTGCGGAAGCAAGCGCACAGATTGCACTGCTAGATGAAAAGATTCTTACTGAAAAAAATAATATTGATGCTACTCAAAAAGTTATTTCTCAAATGGATAATGCAGTTGACCAAATCATCGGACGCTCAAATGATGAACGTGGCGCATCACGCTCAGTTGCACTTCGACGTAATCAGCAAAAAGAACGTGCGATACTAACCAGTAGCATTGCACAATCGCAAAAAATAATTGCAGCATTAAATCAGGAAAAAGCTCCTATCTCTGTTACGCTACGGCAAGTAGAAGCTGAAGTTGGACCAATCAAGTATATTGCTGCATTCTTTTATGGCGCAACTGATACTGCTATTTTAGAAAAAGCAGTAACATGGGTAATTATACTAATCATTGTTGTATTTGACCCACTTGCACTTATTCTACTAATCGCCAGCCAAGTGAGTTTTCAGCAATTCAGAGAACGAAAAATAATCGAAGAGGAGCATGCTCGTATTATTCCAGTAGTATTACCAGTCGAACATGCCGTAGTAGAAAGTGAAGTATATGAATCTGAAGCAATTGATAACTCAGTAGTATCTGATGCAGTGTTTGAACATTCTGCAGTTAAGGAACCTGAATCAATAAATCCAGAACATGTTCAGGATACCAAGTACGATTATGATGACGAATTAACCATTCAGCAGTTTGATCAAATTCGAAGTGTAGTTGCTACTGAAAATGAATTCTTTGCTCAAAATGATGCTATTTCATTGTTTGAAGAAGTGTTGCCAGTCAACCATGCAGAGACTGCAGGGAAGACGCCAAAATACGAAGAAATGATAGAAACTTTTAGCCGATATGATACAGCACCTGCGCCTGTTGTTAGACGCGCAGAGAGTTTGTTAATGAAGACCAAAGTATTTCCTCGCCCTGAATTAGTGCTATCAACTGAGTATATTCAAAATGAAGAACAGCAAGAAAGCAGCAAGTGGACCGATACTACTACCAAATCTATTTCCCATGAGGAATACATGAATATCAGTCAGGACAAGCTGGAAGACTATATTATCGAAGTAGTAAAGCAAGTAAGATCAGGACAACTACAAATGAGTGAAGTGCCTGATATATTGCTTGCCGAAATTAAGACACGGATTTGATATGAATGGTAAAATTACACTAATAACAGCTCCTGATTTTTTTGAAAATAACAATAAGAGCATACTGTTTATTCATCTAAGTGATGAAGATCAGGATGCAGTCAGCCGATGGTTAGCACTGCATCCTATTGTTGATAATATTAATCTATATGTTTATCACGGAGAACCAAATGTTCCCTGGCTTATGTATGCACTAAGTCGATGCGACTATAAATATGCGGACCTAGATGGATTAAATTATATTACATCTGCGTTAAGCGGATACATGTTAGGAAAATACGAGTTCTATTATAAAACAGTAGATGTTAATGTGGCTGCAGTATACAGCCACATTAACAATAATAAAATTAATCGCATAGAGCATTTTTTGGAGAAAGTTTTTGGTAACGAAACAAACTAATCACACATGTGGATTCTGTGGAAAAAATAAAGAAAATGTTGAAAAAATGATCGCTGGTGATCATTCTGCAATATGTAATGATTGTGTTGAAGTATGTGCATCCATACTCAGTGATGCAAAAGTCAAACAAGTAAATATTAATCATCAAACTTTAAACCCATCTGTAATCAAAGATTATCTTGATGAATACGTGATTGGACAAGATAGAGCAAAAATTGCTCTAAGTGTAGCTGTTAGCCAACACTTTAAACGAATTAATAATCCCAGTAAGACTATCAAATTGGAAAAAACCAATGTGTTGTTATTGGGTCCAACTGGCACTGGAAAAACCATGCTTGCCCGTAAGATTGCCGAACATTTAGATTTGCCATTTGCTATCTGTGATGCAACTGGTATTACTGAAGCAGGATATGTGGGAGATGATGTGGAAAGTATTCTGTCTCGCTTGATTGCTGAAGCAGATGGCGATTTAGAAAAAGCAGCTCATGGTATTGTATACATTGATGAGATAGATAAAATTGCTCGCAAGGGAGAGAATGTATCAGTTACTCGCGATGTGTCAGGTGAAGGGGTACAGCAGGCATTATTAAAAATGATCGAAGGTAGCATAATGCGTATTCCTTCTACTGGAAAACGCAAGCATCCGGGCAGTGACATGCAAGAAATTGATACATCGGGTATATTGTTTATCTGTGGTGGTGCATTTGTAGGACTTGACAAAATTATACAGAAACGGCTGGAACATCGCAGCATCGGATTTCATGCCACATCAGTTGATAAAGAAGTAACCGAGCACATTTATCGTTCAGTGTCCACTAAGGATATTATTCAGTACGGTTTCATTCCGGAATTTGTTGGTCGATTTGGATTGATTACCAATGTGGATGAACTGGATGTTGACAGCTTGGTAAGTGTGCTCAAAGAACCAAAAAATAGCTTAATCAAACAATATCAGTATATTTTTGAACTGGACGGCATTGAATTAGAATTTAACAATGAATCGCTAGTATACATTGCGGAGCAGGCAAAGGAACTTAAAACAAATGCTCGTGGATTGAAAAATATTATTGAAGCAGCACTGCTCGAATATCAGTTTAATGCAGTGGATTTAAAGATGCGTGGCCTAACTAAAATCATCATTACTAAAGAGTCAATGTGCGGTGGCTCTGCAACATTGGTATTTGATAAAACATTAATTAGCAAATAATATATTGACAGTAATAGCTTTCTATGTTATAATAGCTGTACACACTTACACATAGAAAGCTATAAATGGTTGCTACAAAATCTATTAAAAGTAGTACACTACCTGGTGTTCTGCATTCCTCCACAGTAAATCAACAATTTCATAAAAGTAAAAGTCAGTACGTTGATTTGGCAACTCGACTAACTACTTCTATCAGAAATGATGCATTCTGGACGCATTTAATTGATGCAACAGTGGAAGAATTTAATATCAGATCTCCGCATATTAAAAAATGGTCAGATTTTGAGCTTTGTCTTAGCCAAGCAACTACCCTTGATAAAATTGTAATTGATACTACTTTGCAGCGAATTCTTAATATAACACATGTAACTAATATTTTAGA